TTTCGAGATATTGCTGCTGCTGAGCCAGCCCGAAGTCGTGTTCGATCAGGGCTGCGCGGGCAGCGTGATAGCGGTTCCAGGCCTCCACGCCGCGCTCGAGCACGATCTGTTCGCGCTCGGCTTCTAGGGTCGCCAGTGCCTGGGCCTTGGCCGACTGGCCCAGCAGCGAGATCTGCAGCTCCAGAGGCGTCACGGTATTGCGCACGAACTCGGCGGCGTTCTGGGCGCGGGTGGCGTCCTCCCAGGCCTGTCCTGCCGCAATGATCGCAATCCGGCTCTCGTCGGTCGGCGCGCGCAGGGCTGCCATGGCGACCTCCAGACGTTTGATCTCGATCGCGGTGCGACCGATCTTGGCGGTCTCCATGACGAGGGCCGCCGCATAGTCACGGGCTGCCTGCAGGGCGCGCTCGGCCTCGTCGGATGCGCTGTCGCGCCCGCGACTGCCGGCGCGATCTGGCCGGTCGCCGCGGATATCGGTGGCGCGGGCGGCGATGCGCGTGCGGGCGGCATCGAGGGTGTTCTGACGCCAGCGCTCGGAGAAGGCGTCCAGCATGCCCTCGGCATCGGCAAAGGCCGTGGTGAACTCGCCCCGGACCGCATCGGCCATCCGGCCTGTGCTGCCGGCAAAGCGGTTCTCAAGGCGCGGCAGCACCACCTGGTCCATCTGGGACAGCAGCGGCAGGCCGACCACTTCAAGGACGGCGTTGGTTCCAGCGACCAGAGCGTTGATGGAGGCAATGGCGCGGTTGGCCATGGTCTCGACCGCCGCGATCAGCAGATTGGCCGCCCCGATCGCCGCTTCGCCGATCACGCCCGGCAGAGCATTCCAGACCACGCGGATGGCGTTAAAGCCGCCGACGAAGGCCGCGTAGATGACCGCCAGTGCGATCTTGCCGACCTCCATCACCTTGCCGAAGGCGGCGACTGCCCACTCCTTGATCGAGGTGAACACCGGGCCGAGGTTCAGGCCATCGCTGATGGTCTTCCACAGGCCCTTGAACACATCGCCCACGGTGATGCCGACGGGCCCCAGTTCCTTCATCTCCTTGGCGGTCAGGCCAAGGCTGGCGGCATAGCGGTCGAGCTCGCCCGTTTGTTTGACGCTCGACTGGAACATCTTGAAGGCGCCGAAAGCCAGGGCGGCCGCTGCAGCGGCGGCCAGCAGATAGGGGTTGGTCAGGACCACCATGGCCGCCGTTGCTGCAAGGCCCACCAGAGCCCGCGCCATGCCTCCGATGCCAAGGCCGGCCTGCATGGCGATCTGTCCGATCTGCGAGCCCTGCTGCATGAAGACCGTCATCGGCTTCTGGCCCGAGAACAGCCCGACCACCATGTCGTTGAGCTGGTAGACGAGGTTCTGGACCTGGTGGCCGGCGAGCCGGGCCGAGCCGCCCATGCGGGTCATACCGCCCGTGCCGACGCCATTGAGGGCGCGGTCGGCGCGGCCAGCCGAGGCCTCGATATCGCCCATGGCCCCGCCAACGGCGCGGCGCATGTCGCCCATCTCCTTCTGGAGCCGGGCGATGTTGGTGATCATCTCGATCTCAAGGGTGCCCGCTTTCATGGTCTGGGCTCCCTTCAGTTCGATGTGGACATGGCAATGGCGCGGAAGGTCTGGGTGACCTTTCGGGACAGGGCCTCACGATCAAAGTCCGTGGACGGACTGTTCCAGGGCGCGGGACAATCCGCCTCCCGGGCTCTGTGGCTCTCAGCGACAAACTCCAGCGACAGACGCCGCAGCAGGCGCGTGACCCACGGGTCGAGCGCGATGCCGAGGCATTGTTGCCAGTGGTCGATCTCGCGCCAGGACACCGGAACCGGCCCCATGGCGCCGGCCTCTGTGGGGCCTACCTCCATCAGATAGTCGACCACCCATGGGCAGGAGATGGGCGGCATGTCTGGCTCCAGCCCGTCGGTGGTAAGCCGCTGGAGACGGGTCTGGGGCGCAGGGTCGGGTTCTGATTTGAGGTGCTTGTGCGCCTTGGTGGTCGGCGCTGCGCCCAGCCAGGCGAGCTGGCGGACGTAGAGGATCAGCTCGCGGCCGAGCTCTTCGTAAAATTTGCCCAGTCGCCGATATGGGCCCCGACCTGGGCGGCGATGAAGCCTATCGTCGGGTCCTCATAGGCCTTGCGGAAATAGGCCGCGCCCTCCAGCCCCTTGGCGGGCGGATAGGCAAAGCCGTTGAAGCTGACCGTGCAGGCGGCAAGGAACTCGGCCTGTTCCAGCGCCTTTTCCTCGGCCGACTGGTCCATCCGGCCGCGCTTCTTCAGCTTGTCCATGATCAGGTTCTGCTGACGGGCCTGGGCGCGCTGATAGACCTTGGTGCCAGGGCCATAGACGGTAATCGAGAGGCGAGCGCCTTTGTCGTCATAAAGGGGCTCGTCGTCGCCGCCGACCAGTTCGACCGTGGAGGTCTCATTGGCGGAGAGTTTGGTGATGTCGAACATCTGGTGTCCTTCGAATGGGAGGGATGCGGAGAAAGACGCAGCCGATCACCGCAAATCCTGCGGTGATCAGCGCTCATCAGGGGGCGAGGACCTCGACCACGCCGACACCGGCGGAATTGGTGGTCAGTTCCAGGGTGACGCTGGCAGTCGTGATCTGATCGACCGAGCCGATGTTGACCTTGAAGCTCATCACCTGGGCCTGGAAATAATACTTGTCGCCGTTCTGGGTGGTGACGAGGAAGCTGTAGTCAGCGTCCGCCAGCGAGGCGGCCTTGAGCAGGATCTGGCCGGCATCGTCGGTATCGAGGCCCAGACCGATGGTCATGGTCCCCTGGTTGAAGCTGCCCTTCTTCTTGACCACGCCGCGGCTACCGACGGGGTTGAAAGTCACCAGGGCATATTCCCGGCCAAACTCGCCCAGATCAGTGACCTCGCCAATGAGCGTCAGGGTCAGGGCGTTGTAGCCGGTGGTGTCAAAGGTAGCAGGCGTAGCAGCCGACACTTTCAGCGTCGTGCCCGCGGAGGTGCGAACCGTCATGTGGATTTCCTTTTAGGGTCTGGGGCCAGGGTTGGGAGTTGTTCAGACGGTCTCGAGGAACGAGACGCGCAGGTCCTGGGTCTGGATGAAGATGCCGGTCTCAGGATCGGTGAAATCAGGGCCGGCGGCGTCGGTGTGGACGACCACGTTCTCGATGCCTGTGACCGTGGGCATCTGATCGGCTGTGGCGGCACGAGCTGCCCTCATCAGCGCCTTGGCGGCCGGATAGGTGGCGGCCAGAACGCTGACCTGGACCCGTTCGGTCACCTGCCGGCGGCTGCCGGGTTTGAGGATGTTGCGGTCGATGCCGCTGATGCTCATCAGGGCGATGGCGGGAAGGTACGAGCCTTGCGGCAGAACGCCGGCAGTGATGCGGCTCTCGGGCACAAGGGCGGTGAGCGCGGCGTTCCCGGTCAGCAGAGAGCGGACCGCCACGACCCCGTTCATTCCTCGGTGTCCACGCTGAGTGTCGGCGCGCGCAGGTCGCCGATCTGGAAGCGCTGGGCGATATAGGCGCCCATGGCCGCGACCGCTTCTTGCGCCTTCTGATCGAGCGCCGGGCGCAGGAAGGGTTTGGGGGCATGGCCCGGGTGATGAACCATGGGCCCGACGAAATTGCCGCCGATTACCAGACTGCCACGCGCGACCATCTTGTTGATCGTGCCCATGCTCAACCGCCGCGGACCGCGCCGGGTGTTGCGTATCGGGCGGGCCTCCTCGGCCACTTTGATCATATGGGGCGAGACGCCGTACTCGATGAAGGGGCCGATGTAGGAGCCCGGACCGCGCAGTTTGACGTAGGAACTCAGGCGCGCGCCCTCGGTCCGCGTGCCAATGCCGATGGCCCGGCGAAGCTGGCCGGTTTCCACCGGCACATTGGCCCGGGCCTGCTGCTGAATGACCTTGGCCCCGGCGCGAAGACCACCGCGGATGATGTTGCGCTCAAGGTTCTTGGGCAGCTGGTCCAGCAGGGCCAACAGCTCAGGACCGCCTGACAGTCTGATGGTCATGGCGCGTCTCCTTCGGTGGAGTGGTCTTCCACGATCAGCTCCATCGCCTCGCGCCGGCCGAGCATCGCCGGTCCCGAGATGATCTGCATGATCCGACCACCGATGATCAGCCGCATGTCGGCGGCCAGCCCCGGCAGGTAGCGGACCCGAACCCGGGCCGGCCGATTGGCGATGGTGATGGTCTCGGCCAGCCGTTCGGCCCGGCTGGGCAGCACATCGCGCACCTCGCCCCAGACATTGGCGAACAGTGACCAGGAGGCTTCTTGAGTGCCGTAGGCCGGATCGAGGGTGACGGTCTTGCGCTCGATCCGGACCCGGGTGTCGAGCTTTGAGGCTAGATCCATCGGGCGGCCAGCTGGCTTGCCAGGGTGTCGAACGCCAGACATGCGCCGCCCTCCCGGTTCTGGAACTCGGAGGTGGCTTTCACGAGGATGGCGGCCCGGGCGATCAGGAAGTCCGGGTCGGTCTCGGCGAAACCCGCCGTAAGCGTGATGGTGATCAGCCCGTCGTCGGCAAGCATCGGCCAGACCTTGCCCGTCTTCGGGCGGATACGGGTCAAACCGTGCCGGCGGCGCACGACATAGTCGCTGGCCGCCATGGTCACGACCGCACCCGACAGACCCACATACTGGATCTGGGTCACGGAACAGGGCCTGACCGGGACCACGACCTCTTCCTCCCAGGCCTCAAGCTCGAGGCTCAAGGTCTGGAGGCAGAGGCGAAGGCCGGTCATCAGCTCCAGTTCGGCCTGGGCCGCATCGAGCTTGGCCGCCAGCAGCAGATCCTCGTCGTCACCGTCGAGGCGCAGCTGCTGTCGGGCTTCCTCCAGACTCACCGCGCGGCAGGCCGGAGCGGTGAGCGTGGTGATCATTTGGCGCGAGCCTTGGGGGTCGGCGCAGGGTCGGGATCAAACCCACCCTCCACGGGCACGGCCAGGCCGCGTTCGTGCAGGATGGCGCCGTCACCGTCGTTGATCTCGAAGGTCTGGCCGGGCTGGATGTTATCCGGCCCGACCGCGCTCACATGAAGCGTATCAATCGCCTTCATCAGCATGGGGCTCTCCTTAAGGGTTAGGCAGCGGTCGCCGCGGTGGCGGCAGCAGCGAAGGCGCCCTTCACGAAGGCCTCGGGGCGATAGACCGCGAGCGCCAGTCGCTCTTCGGCCAGGATCGTCACGAGGTTCTTGCGGAAGTTCTGGTCGTCCTCGGTGGAAACCTCGACGCGTGCATCCCAGCGATCAAATATCTGGGCCCCGAGCCGGAAAGCGCCGGTCAGGAAGTTGCCCTGGGAGATGGCCTGGGTGGCGACGATCGGCAGGCTCCACAGGGTGGGCGCAAGCGCGCCTTGCGGATTGCCGATCAGATAGGCCCCGGTCGTTTCCTTCAGGAGCTCGATGCTGGCCCAGTCGGCCGGGTGCAGGACCGCGCCCGTGGTCGGAAGCTCGGCCAGAGCCGATTTGAGGACGGCCAGGCGCAGGACATCGATGCGGGTCACGGGCGCAGGGATGGTGATAGGCGCGGTGAAGGCCGTGGCCTGGGTGTAGATGCCGTTGAGGTCCGTGCCGGTGCCGCCGCCATTGAGCAGCTGGTTTTCCTCAACGAGGGCCAGGCCGTAGCGCAGGCGACCGTCGATATAGGACTGCAGCATCGGCGCATCATCGAGGATCTGGCGGGTGGCCAGGACCCAGTGGGCGATGGTGGTGACGCTGGAGGTGGCGATGTCGAACTTGATGTCCGACTGAGGCTTCAGCGCGCCGGTCGTTTCCGAAACGGTCGCCGCGGCATTGGTGAAGCCGGTTTCCTTCACATACTGCACCGAGGTGCTGGAGGTCCGGCCCGGGGTGAGCAGGTCGCGCACCGTCAGGCGGCGCTGGCCGGGGGCCAGAATGCCGGGCAGCCGGTCCGGCACGATCAGATCGCCGGCAGAGCCCATCGCGTCCGTGGTCAGGGAGGTGATGATCGCCTTGACCTCGACACTGGCCCGGCCGCGTGAAGCCCGGGACGCCAGGAAGGCCTTCATCTCGTCGGCGGCCAGAACCTGCTCGCCGATCGAGCGGGGGCGGGTCTCATCATCGGCGCCCTTGCGGGCGATCTTCTGCTCCAGCTCGTCGAGCCGGGCCTTGGCCTCGTTCATGCCGACAAGGGCTTCATCGGCCAGTTGCTTGGTGGCGGCCGAGAGGTCCTCGCCCTTCTGGGCCTTGCCCAGCGCTTCTTCAGCGAGGGCTTTGAC